CTAGTCGGTGTTGGGCTTGCGCTTGCGGCCCTTGGGGGCCTCTTTGGTGCCGGTGGTATCGTTGCCCTCCGGCTCATCTGCCGGGCCGTCCTGGGCCGCCTCCGTGCCCGCAGGGGCCAGGCGGTCCATGACTTCCTGGACAATGGCCTCCGCAAGCTCCTGGGTCAGCCGGATGGCCAGCTCTTTGGCCAGGGCGTCCGTCAGCTCTTTCACGGAGGAGATGTTGTCCGCAATGTACTGCACCACGGCCTCCTGGGTGCGGGGCAGGGATGCGGCGGGCTTGCCGGTCAGCTTGGCCGCCAGATTTCTCAAGGCGTCCTCAAAAGACACGGCTTTGGCAGGGGTTGTGATGTTTCGCATGTTGTCACCTCATTCCAGCTTGGCGTCCGGGTTTTCGGCCAGGAAAGCCGCCAGCTCGGAATAGGACATCTCAGAGGGCTTTTTCCCCTCGCCGGGTTTCCGCCCAGTGTCGGGGTCGCCGGGTTTCCAGCCGGTCAGCTTGGCCCCGGTGCTCCCAAAGAGAAAGTCCGTGTTGGCGTCCTTTTTCATGGCCTCGATTTTGGCGGCCAGGGTGATGCTCTCATTGTTCACCTTGGCCACCACCTTGCCGTCCTCAATCTTGGCGTCCTTGAGATAGTCGGCCAGGAGAGCCCGGACAGCGGTGTTGTTCTTGGCTCCGGCGGCGGTGAGTTCGGCGTCCACGGCGGCAGTCAGCCGGATGGTGGCCAGCTCTTTCTCATAAGCGGCCTTGTCCGCCTTGTTCTGCTGCTCCAGTTCGCCAATCTTGCGGGTCAGCTCCTCGTTGTCGCCAGCGGACTTTTTCAGCTCATCAAGCTGCTTGGCGTGTCCCTTGGCGGCCTCCTCAAGCTGGCCCACCTGGGCCTCCAGCTCCTTGACACGGGTGTTTTTGGCGTTGAAGTCCGCACGGGCAACAAAGTCCTTGCCAATCGCCTGGCAGGCGGCGGCGTCCATGTCCTCCGTGTAGGCATCGCCAATGATTTCCTTGAGCCATAAAAGTTTCATGTTGCGTTACCTCCTGTTATCTGCTTTCCTTGTGTCCGGCCAGTCCCGGTATGGCAGCGCCCCTGTTGGTTTCCGCCGGGGCCCGGCGGTATTTGGGTATGAAAAAAGCACCGTGCTTTTCAGCACGATGCTTTCATCATCGGGTCAGTAGAGGATGTCTGGGTCAATATCCAGCTCATCCAAATTGGTCCAGATAGAGGGGAGGGTGTCCTTGCCCCCCTCCAGAGCCGTGAGCAGGTCCTCTTTGGTGTAGCCGTCCGGGGGGCCGTAGGCGGTCCCGTTGGCATCCAAATACACCAGGCCGGGGCCCGGCTCATCCCCCACAAAGCGGCCCCCAAAGGCCTGCTCATAAGCGGTAGCGGCCTCCTGGAGCTCCGGGTTGGTTGTTACATCGGAATACTTAATCATGGCGTTGTCACCCCTTTCAGCAGTTTCTCAAACTCCGCCAAAGCGGTGGGAAAGTATTTCTGCATCAAAGCGTAGCGGTCAGCGTCGAATTGAGCGGCAAACATGTGGGCAAAGGCCTCTTTCTCCAGCATCCCGGAGTAGGTCCAGTAGCGTGTATTCCAATGGCCGTATGTGCCAGCGCACTTGTTACGGGACATCCCGCCGAACAGATCGGAGATTGCATTGGGCAGCGCCCCACGGAGCTCCTGGGAGATGACTGCATAGGCGTCCGTCTTTCTCTTTGTGCCGTGGGCTTTCATGGTGGCTTTGACATAGGCCTCAAAGTCCTGCCTCAAGGCGTTGCCAAAGTCCGGCGTCTGCATGGATGTGTAGCCGCTCCCGGCGCATGACATAAAATCAATATAATGGCCGTGTTCATGGAAAAAGGTTGTTGCTGGGCCTCTGGGGTCCGTCATGTCGTTGGCAAAATTCATTTTGACCTTTTGGATGCGGCTGTCAAAATGCGGCGTGCCGGAGAAAGCCCCGTCCGCCACGGAGCCGGGCTGGACATAGCGCTCAAAGGCGGCCTGGGCCGTCTGATTGCCGGACGCATAGTGTTGCTCCAGGGCGTCCGTGTAACCGCCGGGGGATGTGGGCAAGCCCTGCATGACATTCTGGAAATGGGAGCCCGCCTTTGCGGCCATTGTACCACTCCCGGAGGGCACCTGTAAACCGGGGGCTGGGCCCTGCACAAAACTCTGCCGCCATTGGGCAAAGGTGGTGTTGGCCGGGACCTTTTTGGTGGTGCCGTCCGGGTTGCGGGTCCAGCGCTCCCCCAGGGCCTCCATGTCCTCAAAGTAGGGGGCGGTGCAGCAGCGGCACCAGGGATGGAACGGCGGAGCGGTGAGCCCCACCTGGTAGTCCGACATCTTGAACACCTTGCCGTCCAGCGCCGAACACAGGCCGCAGGTGTCCCGGTCAAAAGAGGCCACAATCCTGTATTTCTCCACGCCCAGGGCGTTGAAACAGTCCTTTTGAGCGGCGCTGGAGAAATAGGCGCTTTCCGTCATCACCAGGCGGCCCGCTTTGGAGCGGGACACCTCAAACTGCTTGGAGATGGCGGAGATGGCCCGGTCTGGAGCCTCTCCCCGTATAATCATCTGGGTGAGCTGGGTATTTACGCTGTTCACAAGGCTCTGCTTGTTGGTCCAGCAGCGGTCCCGGAAAGTCTGGCCGTCCGTGGTCCATGGCCGGGAGAGGACCTTGGTGATGGTCCCCTCATTGACGGCCTGCATGGTCCAGCCCACGCCCAGGCCCTTTTGGACCTCATAGGCCGTGTGGTAAAAGCTCCCGGTGTAGGATTGCCGGGCGGCCCGGTCTATGTAGTCAAGCTGGTTGGAATAGAGGAGCTCCGCCTGCTGCTGGAGCTGGATTTTGAGGGCGTCCAGCCGGGAGATGTGGACCCTGGCGCTGGCGTTCTCCAGCTCTTTCATCCAGGCCCCGGTGAGGGCGTTTTCCTCACCGTGCTTGATGTAGTCCTCAACCGTCCAGCGAAACTCCGCCAGCTCATCACTGTTGAGCAGCCGCTTGGCGTCTGCCAGGGTGATGTCATTGTTGACGGCAAAGCGCCTGTACCATGCGGACATCTGGCGCTCAATCTCAGCCTCAGCGGCCCGGAATTGGGCATCCAGGTTTTCCACATAGGAGTATGACTGGTCCAGCAGGGCGTCCTCCATGTTTTTCATGCGCCGGGCCCAATAGTCCGCATTGCGCTGGAGGTTATTCCTGGGCATCGCCGTCACCGCCGTCCTGGCCGGTCACGGGGTTGCCGGAGCCGTCCCCGCCGTTCTGCCGGTTTTTCATAAAGGCGGCCTGGTAGGGGTCGGCCATGGCCTCCTCCTTTTCGTCCTTGATGCGCTGGAGCTCCTGCTCCGGGTCAGACACCCAGGGGTGCATTTTCACAATGGTTTCATCAGAGAGGATGCCCACGGAGTTCTTGCAGTTGTTGATGACCTCAGTTTCATTGATGAGGACATCCCGGTCAAAGATGACCTTGACCTCTGTGCCCTCAAAATTCCCCCGTCCCGTGTTGGCCAGGTGTTGGTTGACAAACCAGAGCAGCTCCTCCATGGAGGCTTGAAACTCCATTTCAATGCCGTTGGCGTCCAGGTCAATATCAGAGTACATGCTCTGTATATTCATCTGGTTGGGGTTGCCGCTCATGCGGTCATCCTTGGCGTCATAGCCCCTGGCGTTCTCAATGATGGCATCCTTGAGCAGGGAGAGCAGGACCTTGTAGTTTTCGGCGTTGACCTCAATCTGGAGGGTGTCCACGCCGCCCTCAGAGCCCTCATAGGAGCGGACCTTGATGATGCCGTAGGTGGCCAGGTTGGCCCGGAGCCGCCCCAGGTCCTCCCCGTCATAGTTCTTGATGACCAGGATGGTGGAGTGGATGTCCTCCTCCATCTGGTTGGCAAAGTTGGAGATGATGTTGTTGTAGGCATCTTGCAGGCATTTCACCCTGGACAGGAGGGGGATTTCATGGTGGGAGCTCTTAAAGCACACCAGGGGGATGCGCTCCCAATTATAGCTGGTTTCCTTGCCTGTCTGGGGGTCCGTTGTGGTGATGTAGGGCCCGGACCGGGCAAAATCGTCCGGCTCAAGGGTCCCGTCATCCCGGCGGACAAAGCAGTCCACGCCGCCGCCGTGCATGACCTCCACCTTGACCACATCCTTGGTCTGCTCGGTTTCATCGTACTCCAGCACCACATAGACATGGACGGCGGCATCCAGGATGGTGTGGTCAGCATCCGCCCAAAAGGGCAGGACCTCATCCGCCGGAAAGCGCTGGAAAGCCAGCTCCCCGTTTTGGTCGTAGTAGGGAAACACCCAGCTCTTGCCGCCAATCCAGGCCCCCTCACCAATGTTGTGCATGGTCCGCTGAAAGCGGGACCCAAACACGGTGGAGAGAGCCGCAGCATAGGCCTTGTTCTCCGTGTCAAAGGAAAAAGGCCGCCCAAAAGAATAGTTGGTTTTCTGGTCCACCATCTTGGCATAGATGTTGTTGACCAGCCGGTTGTTGGGCAGGTGGTCCAGCACCTTGACCTTGCCGTCATCGTCCAGGGCAATGCGCTTGCGGCGGAGCACATCCTGGGCCCCGTCATAGTAGGCCTCACCCGCAAGCTGCCGCTTGCGCTCTTTGGAGCCCAGCCAGGCCGTGATTTCAAGCTCCAAAAAGCGCTTGTCCGTCATGCCCCGGCGGAAATTTGTGGCCGCCCTGGCCACGCAGTCATCCCGCAAATTAAGCACCACCACCGTGCATCACCTCCTTTGCTTGCAGATCGGATGGGGGGGGATTAAATCCAATGGGCCGGGCCTTGCTTTTCTCCAGGGTGAGGGTCTGCCCAGGGAGCTCCACCTCAATCCGCAAGGTGCGGTATGGCAGGCGCTCCGCCCATTGTTCGATTTTATTCAACACATACTGCTGCTCAAACATGGCACACCTCAAAAGCTGAAAAGTTGCGGCCCAAAAATCTTGTGGACAAAATAGCGCACATCATCCATGGCGTGGTCATTTTCCTTGATGGGCCGGTCCATGGGGGCCTTTTCGTCCCAGCGGTAGAGCCCAAACTCCCGGATGCAGTCCGTGCAGCCGGAGCAGATGAAAATGTCCCCGCTTTGGAGCCGGGTGGCCACATCCCGGATGCCGTCCAGGACGGCGTTGGAGGCCTTTTCCACATAAAAGCGGCCATGCCGCCGGATGGCCTCAATAAAGCTGGCTGCTGAGGGGTCCACGATGACGGCCCGGATGGGCAAGTCACCGGCCAGGCGCTCCAGCTCAAAATAGTGCTCCTCATCGGTGCGCTGGCGGCCCTCTTTGCGGCTGTCAAAGTAATACTCCCGCATACGATACCATTTCCCGGAGGCCCGGCCCCAGAGCCCCATGCTGGTGGGGTTTACGGTGCCATAGTCCACGGAGATGTAGTAGCGGTCATAGGGCCGGGGCACATCCGGCACCACATGGTAATCCTTGTTGAACATGGTGTAAATCAGCCCCTCCGCCACCACCCAGAGGCCCCGGATAAAGCGGTCATAAAACACGCCGGAGTATAGGCTCTCATACCTGGCCTTGACGGCGGCGGAGAGGCTGAGGTTGTCATCCATGGTGAAATGGAGGTGCAGCATGTTCCGCTTGCCTGCCTCCAGCACCCAGGTGAGATAAAACCAATGGCTGGGCCCCTCCGGGTTGCAGTTAAACCAGAGCTTGGAGCCCTCCACGCTGCACCGGGCACAGGCCTGCTCCACGAAAGAGCGGGGCATGAGGGCCACCTCATCCAGCAGGACGCCCGCCAGGGTGATGCCCTGGATGAGGGAGGCGCTGCTTTCATCCCGTCCGCCGAACAGGTAGAAGTTATTGGAGCGCCCGGCGGCGCTCACCACAATTTTGTTTTCGGTGCGGTATTCCCGGAAAGAGAACACCCCGGCCAGCCAGGTGGGCAGGTTGGTGGTCACATTGCGCCGCAGGCTCTCAATGGTCTTGCCGCACAGGGCAAAATTTTGACCTTGAAAGCGGCACATGGCCCACATGATAAAGCCCACCGTCATGGCCACGGTCTTGCCGGAGCGGATGGAGCCGTCACAGATGATGCCGTCATAGTCCCCAAAGCCCGGCCTATTCCACCAGGTCATGGCCAGGTTTTGCCGGGGGCTCAATTTCTGGTATCTCATCCGTGCCTATCTCCTCTCTGGTGCTTTCCTCAATCACCTCAAAGATGTTGTTTTCCTGCTCATTGGCGGAGCCGTTGTTGGCGTCAAAGACGCCCAGGTGCTTGCCCAGCAGCTCCAGGGCCCTCACCTTGTCATGGAGCTTGATTTCCGTGCCATATTGGCCCTCCTTGATGGAGGCAACGGCCTTTTTCTTTTCCTCCGGCACCTCATCCGTGGGGGTCAGCCGGACCAGGCCGTTGTGGGTGATGGTTGCAAAGTCGGTGCCGTTGGCAAAGGCGATGGCGGCCAGCTCCTCCAGCACCCGCTCCTGGGTGATTTCCAGCTTGCCCCGGAGCTTTGCCTGGCGCTTTTGGATAGCGGCTTGGATTTCAACTTTTTTCAACAGCCGTTGGCCCATGCTGTACGCTGTCTTTTCGCTGTACCCGGCCCGCTTTGCGGCGGCGGTGGCATTGAGGTCCACCAGGTACTCATCCACAAACCGCTTTTGCTTGTCATTCAGCTTTGCCACACTCACCACCCCAGAACATAGTAAAAGGCCGCCCTCCCCGCACAGGGGAAAGCAGCCCAAAAAATCATAGGTGAATGGCGGCAGGGGTCTGGTGCCTGCTCCGTCACCCCGCCGCCACCCTCAAAGGAGGTAAAACCATGATGAGGCTATACCCGCTATGTCAGTGTAACATAAGTACACCGGACAAAACGGACAATCTCTTTTAGTTCCGTTCCAGATACCGTTTCACGGCTTTTCTGCATCCGTCCTCGGTATTCCCTCCACCGATGCAGGCGGCCACCTGCCGCCAGGGGAGCCCGTTGATGAAACGATAGGTGAATATCTGCCGGAGGAGGCTGTCATCAATGCCGGAGATGTAGCGCTCCAGGCGGCTCCGCTCATAGAGGCATTGCTGGTGCTTGGCCTCAATGATGCCCCGCAGATCGGCAATCTCCGCCGCATATTCTCCCACCTTGTCCGTCACGCCCGGGGCGTGGGGCATCCCGGTGATGACCTGGGCCCCTGGCAGCGCTTTGACCTCAAGCTCCTGGAGGCGGCGCTTGTCCATCTCAATCTCCCGGTTTAAGTAATACAGCTGGGACAGCTCTTTCAAGGTCATGCGCTCAGTCCTCCGTTTTCTCTCCAGTCCACACCGGCTGGCAGTTGCCCTCACCCATCATGCACACCTTAGCGCACACCTTGCAGGGGTCACCGCCCGCCATGACAAAGTGCAAGGCTTTGATGGCATCGGCCAATTTTGCAGAAAGGCTGTTTGCATCCGCCTCCGCTTTCTTGAGCTCTCGCTCCAGCTCCGCCACGCTCTCATCAACGGCGGCAATCTCCGCCGCCTCGCTCTTTGCCTTGATAACTGCCGCCTGCAATTCTCTCATCCTCTGCACATCGGCCTCATGCTGCACAGTCAGCCTGGCATTTTCCCGGATGAGTTCATCACAATAAATCTGGTCACCGTTCAAAATCACTGTTGGATTGCTCATGTTGCACTCTCCTTTACCTTGCGTATTCTGGCCTTTAGGGCCCGCATGACAGCCTCATGGGTGTCTGCCCGGTCCCGTATGGTGGCCATGACATCCTCATCCTCACAGCCCTGCACAATGAGGTAATGCACAAACACTTTTTCGTATGGGGAGCCCTGCCGGTACAGTCGGCAGTTTCCCTGGTCATTCAGCTCAAAGCTCCAGTTGAGGCCGTACCACACCACATGGCGGCCACCGGCCTGGAGGTTGAGGCCATAGGCACAGGAGGCCGGATGCACCAGCAGCACATCCACCTCTCCGGCGTTCCAGGCCTCCTCATCCTCCACGCCCTTATACACCCGGACCCTCAGCTTTTCGGCCCGGCCCCGGTTGTACTTCTCAATGCGCTCCAGGATGCGGTCCTTGTCGTGCTGGTAGCCGTAGAATGTGAGGCAATGCTCCCCGTTCAGCTGCTCCAGCAGCTCCGTGAAAGCCTCCAGCTTGCAGTCATGGACCGGGACCACCTTGCCATCATTGCCGTACACGGCCCCATTGCAGAATTGCAGCAGCTTGCCCACCAGCACCCCGGCGGTGCCCGCTGTGATGATGTCCTCATCCACCTCCAGCAGCAGGTCCCGCTCAAACTGGTCATAGGCCTTTTTGGCCTTGGCATCCAGGAGGACGGGGATTTCATGCTGGATGAAGTCCGGCAGCTGCAAATAGTCCTCCGCTTTCATGGAGATGCAGATGTCTGAGATGGCATCCAGCACGGCGCTCTCAGCTCCATCCTTGGCCTTATAGGAAAAAATCTGGGTCCGGCTCCTCTTGTCCGGGTCAAAATATCGCTCCCGATAGGCGGACAGGGACGGTCCCAGGCGCTCACCGCCGTCCAGGAGATACACCTGGGCCCACAGATCAATCAAGCCTTTGGAGGACGGCGTGCCGGTCAGCAGCACCACTTTCTTGATAAACCGGCGGATGCGCTTGGCGGCCTTGAAACGCTTGCTCTGGGAGTTCTTGAAACTGGTGCTCTCATCAAAGATGACCATATCAAACGGCCAGGCCTGCTGGTAGTAGTCCACCAGCCACTCAAAGTTCTCCCGGTTGGTCACATAGACATCCGCCGGAGTGTTGAGGGCCTTGATGCGCTTGCTGGCGCTCCCCAGGACGGTGGACACCCGGAGATGCTGGAGGTGGTCCCACTTGGCCGCCTCCTTGCTCCAGGTAGCCTCTGCCACCTTTTTGGGGGCCACCACCAGGGCCTTGGCCACCTGCCAGCGGAAATACTTGAGGATGTTGACGGCGGAGAGGGTGATGACGGTTTTGCCCAGGCCTGGCCGGAGAAACAGCCCAATGGCCGGGTCCTCCACCACCCGCTGGATGCAGTAGGCCTGGTAGTTATGCGGGGTGTACTGCATCGGTGAAAACCTCCCTCAAAAAGTCTTTCACGGCATCCATGCCATAAAGCACACGGACATCCGCCCCCCGTTTCTCCATCTCGCTCCGCTGCCACTTCTGCACCTTGGCCAGCCTCCCAATCTCTGTTTTCAGCTCCACATACACCGTCTTGCCGGTGGGGGTGATGATGATGCGGTCAGGCACACCAGGATTGCCGGGTGACACAAACTTATAGCATAGGCCGCCGTGCTCTTTCACCTTGCGGACAAGGTAACTCTCAATACTGCTTTCCCTCAATTTCCTCAACCTCCTTTGCTTTGTGCAATATGCTATTTGAGGCGGTCACCCTTGGAACATTCGCCCTATATATTGCGTAAACAGAGGGTTTAGAGGGTTTATATATTCTCTAATTTCTCTAAATCCTCTATTTTTGTATTTAATAGAAATTAAATGTTCCAATGTTCCACCCTCTAAAAAATCCAGTGTTTACAAGGGTTTAGCCCGGAACATTTGCCGGAACATTGCCCGGAACATGTTCCGACTGGCAATTTGCATAAATGTTCCACTGTTCCGGCCAATGTTCCACCCCAATGTTCCGGGGTTATAGAGCTCTCCGGCGGAGAAAGCCCCGCTGTTTGCCGCAGTAGCCAAAGCGCATGGAGCCTTTACTTTTCTCCCAATTCGGGCAAGCCTCAATGATGCTGTTGATTTCCGCCGTGTCGGAGTAGCGGATGTCCCGCTGCTTGCCGTCCAGGGCCTCACACCACACCTCCAGGGCACACACCCGGTCCCGGTCCACCAGCTTGACCTCACCCTGCACGGCTCCGCCCCAGAACATGCGGCGGCGGTCCAGTGGCCAGCTCTGCCAGTCCTCCGGGACCTGCCGGTCTAAAAAATCCAGGATGACGCCCTCCCTGGTGCTCACCTCACGGTGCTCCTCCTGCTTTTGCTTGGCGGCGTCCTCCAGTTCGCCTTTGAGGAAAAGAGGCTCCCCGGTCCTCCAGCGGACCACGGCCTCCGCCCATAGCTGGTCAACCTCCTCCGGCAAATCGGACCACACCTTTTTTGTGGCCGGGGCCACGCCCACATCCACGGGCCAGAAACGGCGGTTGCCGGTCCGGTCCTGGAGATAGTCAGAGGTGTTGGTGGTGCCGAAGAACACGCAGCACCGGGGCAACTCTTTGACGTGGCGGCCATAGGCTGCCCGGAAACGGTCAGCCCGCAGGGAGAGAAACTGCTTGATGCGGGCAATGTCCGTGCGCCGGAAAGCATCCAGCTCCGCAATCTCCACCAGCCAGACGCCTTGGAGCAGTTCAGAGGCCTCCTTGCCCTCAAAGGTGCGGATGCTGTCATTGAACCAGCCCCGGCTCATCTTATCCAGCAGGGTGCTTTTGCCCAGGCCTTGCGGCCCGGAGAGGATGAGCATAGTGTCATATTTGGTGCCGGGGACCATGGCACGGGTCACGGCGGCGGTGAAAGCCTTGCGGGTCACGGCTCTGGTGTACGGGGTATCAGCGGCCCCCAGATAGTCAATGAAAAGGGTGTCCAGGCGGGGCGTTCCGTCCCAGACAAGGCCCTTGAGATAGTCCTGTATCTCATTGAACGCATGGGCGGTGGAGTGCAGGGAAAGCGCCCCGTCAATCTTGCCGTTGCCGGTGATGTGGTGGTAGCGCTCCATGTACCAGTAGAGGCCCTGGTTGTCGTTGTCATCCCAAAAGCGGCGCTCCGTGCGGCTGTCCCAGGGGAGGGCCCCCAGGACCTCACCACGGCCCGCAAATTGGTTGAGAGCAAACTTGCCTTTGAGGAGCGGGTCATGCTCCAGGATTATCCACACATTATCAATGGTCGATTTGGGGAGCCCCGTCTGGGTGTTCACGGCCAGCTTGCCCATCCAGTTGGCGGGGTCCTCATCGTTGGTGCCCTCCACGCCCTCAAAGTCCTTGACGGCCTCCTGGTAGCGCTCCTGGCTCATCAGGGCGGCCACATCGGCGTCCTGGACGGCCAGCTCACACATGGCCTTGTAGGAGGGCAGGCGGTTGGTGGGCGTGCCAGGCTGGGCCTCATCGTCCTTGTCCCCAAAGCGGTGGAGGCGGACCATATCAAAAGCATTGACCAGACGGTTGCTACACGGGTCAGTGGCGTGGTGGCTGTAAAGAAATTTGCCGTTGTCATAGATGACGGCGCCGCCGGTGGTGGAGCCGCCCAGGTAGGTGTAGCGGCCCGGCATATTGTCCACCGGCTCATAGATGCCGGGGATGAGCTCATCCATGGCCCGGTAGATGTCATAGGTGCGGCAGAACGCCCCCACCACGCCGGTCTTGGCCTCCGGGTCACCCTGCTTGACAGCCAGCTTGGGCAGGCTCAGAGCGCCCGGCACCTGGGGCCAGGTTGTGCAGTCGGTCCAGTCATCGTATTTGGCCAGCAGGCCGTTGGCAGAAAGCAGGGGCTTGTCTTTCCACACATAGATGTATTGGCTGTCAGCGCAGCAGGATGGCCAGTACATGAGCCGGGACACCTCAAAGGTGGTGGGGTCACATAGCTCCAGGCCGATGAGCTCCGCCATTTTGCGGGCGATGGGCTCATATTCATCCGCTGTCATGGTCCGGTCCGTGGGGAGTAGGACACGCAGACGGGGCGCTGCTGGGCTGTGCTTGCGGGTGGAATAGATGCAATAGCCGCAGCCCAGGGCCTCCACACGGCGCAGGACATCCTCCGTGCCGCCGGAGGGGATGTTGTCCAGGTCCAGGGTGACCACATCACGCCCGGTCACATTGTTGGCCTTGCGGCGGGGCCCGGACAGTGTGCCGGCCATAAAGCCGCCCACGTCCTTGAGGTCATCCTGCTGGGCCTTTTTCATATTCAGATATTCCGCCAGGGTTTCCGTGCCTCTGGCCGGGGCCTGGAGCCGGGCCCAGAGCTCTGAGATGAGCATGGTCTGGGGCTGCCAGGTCATGGCCCGCCGGTTGCTCCCGGCGGAGATTGTTATTTTGCGGTCATATTGCATGGGGCGGCACCTCTTACTCAGGGTTTTTCAGCTCATGGCTGGAGGTCAGAAAAACAGCGTCACGCACGGTCTTGGCGGTGTGCTCATCCAGCCATTTCCGGCACAGGCTGGTGGAGTAGTCCTGCTTTCCGGTGTCCTTGATGATACGCTCACGCAGGCGGAGGAGCTTGGCCTCCTTGGCCTCGATGGCGGCCTCCCTCAAGTGGAAAATGAGCTTGACCTGCTCCAGCATGACCTCCACGTCTGCCACTTCCTCCGCAATCTCCTGGAGGTTGTTGTGGCCCCGGAGGTTTTTAGAGAGCTCTTTGGTCAGCTCCGCCATTTCCTCCATGCAGATGATGAGCTGGTGGTCCTTGCCATAGGCATCAATGGCCCGCTGGCAGACGGCGGTTTCCCATGCGGTCATCGAAAACACCTCCCGGTCTTTTTGTCCTTGATTTCTATGCGGGCCAGCAGCTCAAAGCCGCTTTCCGCTATGATAAACTTGAGCACCTTGATGAGAAAATTGACCTTTCCCTCCAGGGCGGCGTCCTCCTGCATGATAGGCCGCAGGGCGTTGTATGCGGTGGGGTCAGGGTAGCCCTCACCGTTTTCCCAGGGTTTAGGGGTCATCTCGCAGCACCTCCTCTTGCCATTTTTCAACGTCAATGCCTTTTTCCTTGAGCTTGTAGCGCTCCGGGTAGAGGTCATCCATCTGGTAATACTCCCTCATCCGGCGGTGTTCCTTGGCCATTGCCAGGTAGAAGTCATGGAGCCGCTTTTCCCTCCAGCCATAGCACTGGTACAGGGTCCAGAGCACCATGGTGTCCAGGTCAAGGGAAAAACGGGCATCCGCCTCAAGGCATTGTTGGTTTATCTCGTGCATCATGGCGCTCTCCATGGCCGGGGTCATAATGCCCCGGCCCAGGTCGGAGAGCTTGATGTTGATGCTGGGGTCCTTAGGCACCTGGACGCCCTGCTTTTGCAGCTTGCGCCGCTCCCGCCTATTCATGGCGGGCCTCACGGCGGCACTGGAGGAAATGCTCAGTAGGCTCCCAATCCTCCATCACAAAGACAGTTTCCTCCGGCCCCAGGCCGTGGAGGTCACACACAAAGTCACCCTCACCCAGATACATGCAATGGTCACACATGTTGGGGTCACAGGTCTTGGGCATCGGGCGGCGGCGTTTCTTGTTCTTAGACATCGGGGTCCTCCTTGGTGGCAATCTCACCTGCACAGGCCGCATAACCGGCCAGGTCCACAAAGCTGTCCGGGCTGGAGCCGGTGGCAATTCTGGCCACCTTGAGCAGCCCCATCATGGCGGCCACGTCCTTGGCGGTGATGTGGTTGACGGCCATGACCTTGGCCAGCTCCGGGTGGGCCGCTCGGAGGTAGACACCCCACAGCAGGCCGATGGTTTCAAAGTTGTTTTCCGGGGTGCCATAGTCCCGCTCACGTTCTCCGCAGACGCAGACACGGGCCGCCTCCAGTATCTCAGCTCTTTTCATGTGGCACCTCCAGGTCACCAAACACCACGGGGACAAGCTCCTGCATCCGGTGGAGCAGCGGGACGGCCAGCTCTCTCATCTGGGGATGAGCCGCCGGAGCCGTGCGGAGTTTGAAGAAATGCCGCCATTCCCGGAGGTTGGCGGTCATCACCACCTCCGTCTTGAGGCTGTTGGGCAGCACGGACCGGGCCTCCTGGGGCGTGCAGCCAAAGGTGAGCATATCAAAATAGGCATCCTCAGCGCAGCGGCAGGCGTCCCTCCAGATGTCCCAGCCCGGCGTCCCCTCCACCAAAAAGATGGGCTTGATGACAGTGATTTCCCGGCCAAAACCGTCCTTGGAGTAGTTGCAGTAGCGGGTGCTTTCCTGGCAGTAGGAGGCCAGGCGGTGCCGGACCAGCTCATGGGACACGCCCCGGTCACAGATAAACTTGACGGTGATGTCATAATGCTCCAGCACGGCCTCATGGCCTCGCTTGATGATGCTGGCCACAAAGGTGGCGGCGCTGGTGTCGGTGATTTTGTCCTCCGACTTGTAGCACACCCGCCCGCACAGCTCAATGTGTTTGAGGATGGCCTGGCCGTCCAGCGGGGTGAGAATTTCAAAGCTGGGAGAGATGATTTTCATGCGCTTAACTCCTCTCTGATTAAGTGGGGGCAGTTGGCCTGGACCAGCACTTTGGCCATGATGGGGACCACACTGTTGCCAATGCGGGCCACCTGTTCCTTGATGGGGTAGGGCTTGCCCTCGCAGTCATGGGTGATGATGTAATCCGCCGGAAAGCCCTGCATGAGCTTGAGCTCCGGCTCCGCTTTCAGCATCCGCAGGAAGATGTCCTTTAGGATGTATTGCTCCCCATCCAGCTCCGCCACCACGTTCACCAGGCCAAAGCGGTCCTTTGTGGTGATAGTGGCCAGGGGCTCCTCAAGGGTCTGCCCTCCGCCGGTGCCGTAGTATTTGATGAGAAAAGCGGACACCAGCCCGAAGTGGCCGGGGGAGGTGGTGATGGTGTGCAGAGGCTCCCGGCAGCTTTGCCCAATGCCGGTTTTGTAGAATTTGGTGACAAAGGCGGTCACCAGGCCGTAGCGGTTGCTGGTGTCAATGGTCTTGATGGGCTCGGTCAAAAGCTGGCCTCTGGCATCCCCGGCTTTGGTTTCGCCGTGGTACTGGATGAGGAAAGACACGGCCTCTTTGTTTTTCACGATGTAGGGGGCCGGGTTTTCCACCACATACTTGCGGTATCCGTTGGCAATTCGGCGCAGAGTAGCGTCTGCCAGAGGCTTGGGCCGATTGAAAATTGACCGTCCTAAATCGGACCAGTCTATAAAGTCACCGCAGGGGACCCATTTCTCTGTGCCGGGGCAGCCCTCTTTGCTGTGCGTTGGGGCTGGCCAGATGATGGGCCGCTTGTCCCGCCTAAAAATGGCATACCACCGTTTTCTTGTGGTGGGGGCTCCATAGTCGGCGGCCACCAGTTCACGGCTGTCAAAGGCATATCCCAGGGCACACATGGCGGAGATAAATTTGTTGTAATCCTCTCCGGCTCTTTCTTTGATTGGCCTGCCGGTAGCATCCAGAGGACCCCATTGCTGGATTTCCTCCACATTCTCCATGATGATGACCTCCGGCAAAATGGTCTTTGCGTGTTTGTAGACGGCCCAGGGCAGGATGCGGAGCCCCTGGTGGCGGGGCTGGCCGCCCTTAGCCTTGGAGTGGCTGGTACAGTCCGGGGAGGCCCACATCAGGTCAACCGGCCTGCCAGCCACATATTTGGGCAGGTCAACGGTGAAAATGTCCTCCGTCAGATGCAAGGTGTGGGGGTGGTTGACCTTATGGATGCGGATGGCCTCCGGGTCGTGGTTGATGGCAATGTCAATGGGACGGTTGAGGGCCAGCTCAATGCCTTTGCTGGCCCCTCCGCCACCTGCAAAACAGTCAATGAGCAGTCCGTTCATGCGGGTGTTTCTCCTTTGTGTTTTTTCCGCCGGAAAAAATGGCGGTCAATCGGGCCGGAAACCATGCCGGGCAAGGTAGCGCTCCGCCTGCTGTTCCTGGGTGAAATGGCGGCTCTTGCGGCGCTCCCGGTCCCGTCCATAGACAACGGTGGAGCCGATACCCTGCACCAGCCAATAGTCCTTGTTGTTCTTGCGGACAAGGTTGTAATAGACGGCCTCGCCTTTATCGTTTACCATGTGCATGGTCCTGGCCTCCTTTTTAGTCTTTGGTAAAGTAGTAGCCCACCCAGCCAGCCGCCTTGAGCGGCAGGTCAGGGGCCCAGGGGACCGGCTCCCCCATGATGGAGCAGACGGTGCCCAGCATGGCGTCCTCCGTGTCCCAGGGGGCCACATCAATGACCACCTCATCATGGACATGGAACACCACCGGCAGCCCGGCGGCCTCCAGCCGGTCAACGGACAGGGCCAGGCAGTCACGGGCGATGGCCTGCACGCAGTTCTCCACCAGCTTGCCGCCGTAGGTTTCAATGCGTTTCCAGCGCTTGGTTTTCTGGTCCATGCCCATGTAGGAGATGGAGGGCCGCCCCCATTCGTTCTGGCCAATGCTGGGGCTGATATAGTAGAGCTTGCGGCCAGAGGGGAGCCGGATGGTGAGGCAGTCCACGCCGTTGTCATAGTCATACTCACGGGCCAGCAGCAGGCCGTTGACGCCCACGCTGCCGCCCTCGGTGATGACCTGGACGGCGGCATTGTCCATGGAATACCACAGGTCACGGATGCGCTTGTTGGCCTCCCGCCAGCGGCTCACGATGTCCGGCAGCTCCTCCTCGGTGAGCCCCATGTCCAGGGCTCCCATGGTGATGAGGGCCCCGGTGCTGCCCTGGTAGCCCAGGGCCAGCTCCGCCACCTTGCCCTTTTGCCGGAGCGCATACTCTGGATTGCCCTTTTTGATGAGCTCCAGAGGCACCCCAAACATTTGAGAGGCGGAGGCCTCATAGATTTTGCCATGGGTGCGGAACACCTCCAGCCGCCATTGTTCCTTGGCCAGCCATGAGATGACACGGGCCTCAATGGCGGAAAAGTCGGCGTCAATCAGCACATGGCCCTCCGGGGCCACAAAGGCCGTGCGGATGAGCTGGCTGAGGGTGTCGGGCACGCTGCCATAGATGAGCCGCAAGGCGTCCAGTTTGCGGGCCTTGACCAGCTCACGGGCCAGGTCCAGCGGCTCCGTGTAGGTCCGGGGCAGGTTTTGCACCTGCACCAGCCGCCCGGCCCAGCGCCCGGTCCTGTTCGCTCCGTAAAACTGGAGCAGGCCCCGGACACGTCCATCCGCACAGACAGCGGCCTCAATGGCGTCATATTTCTTGGTGGAGGTCTTGCCCAGCTCTTGGCGTATCTCCAGCATCCGGCTCACTTGGGGGCTGTTATCGTCCCGGCCCAGCAGGCGGGCAACAGTGTCTTTTCTCAGGTCGGCCAGCTCCTCACCAATTTCCTCCTGGAGCCAGGTGGTGAGCTGGGCCACGCTGTTGGGGTTGGACAGGCCGGAGAGCCGCACGGCCTCCGCTGTGAGGTTTTGGCGCACGGTGTCACCCAGGTATAGGGCTCCGGTGACCAGCTCCAGGTCAACGGCCACGCCCCGGGCGTTGATGATGAGGTCCGTTTCCCATTGTTTCTGCACCCAGTCCGGGGGCATAAACGCTGAGAGCCGCCGCTCAATCTCCATTTCCGTGACCACATCCTGCTTGCAATACTCTTTGAAAAGCTCCCATTTTGCGGGGTCGTGCTGGGGCAGGTTGCGGGTCCTCTGGCCGTTGGCCTTTGTGGGCTTGCAGGGTATGCAGAAATAGCGGATGAGGGCCTTGCCGGTGTTGAGCTTTTGCTTGTCCTGGGGGAGCCCCAGGGCCTTGCCAGTGGCATCCAGGCCTGCCGTGTAGCCGCAGTAGAGGCCATGGAACATGGTGCAGCGCCATTGGTTGGGGGGCAGGGTGCCCATATACTTTGAGAGGCAGCCCCACTCAAAGGGGGCGTTGTAGGCGTGCTTGATATACTCCGGGCTGGTGATAGCCTGGACCAGCCACGGGGGGAGCCGCTCCCCCCGTGCCAGGTCGATGATTTCAACAGGCGCACCATCCAGGCTGAACGCAAAGAGCAGGATTTCAAAGTCCGGGCTCTGGATGTACTTCTGGGCACCGGCCTTTGCCAGCGGCACGCTGGAGTAGGTTTCAAGGTCAATGCTGAGATGGTGCATGAGTGGGCCTCCTTACATGGGCTGACCAGTGATGGGGTTGATGCCGTTGCCGCCGTTCCAGGGCGGCGTGTTGGTGGGGATGGCCCCAGCGTGGCCGGTGTACGGGGTGCCGGGTACGGGAGCAGCAGGGGCCGCCACAGGGGAGGCACCGATGCCCGCAAAGTCAGAGGCGGCAGATGCCTGGCCGCTCAGGGGCTCCCCGTCACGGGTCTTGAGGACATTGCCCAGACCACAGCCCACGCCCTTGTTTCCGCTGTTGGAGTAGCCGAAAAAGCGGATGGTCACACGGCCATACATGCCGCTGTAAATGTCGGAGGGGGCCAGCTCACAGTTGATGTTGTCGATGCCCACCACCTGGGGCTTGTTCTTGGTGCTGGCGGTGATGACCCAGTGGCCCTTGCACTCATCGCCAAAGGGCACGCCGGATTTCCGCACGCCGTCCCCATCCCAGACAGGGATAGCCATGATGGGGGGCCGGGCACCGTTCCACACCTTGGTCAAGGCCTCCTGAGCGGCGGCGTTGATGGCGGCATCAATATCTGCCTTGGTGGCCGTGTCCGTCTTGGGGATGAGCAGGGTGACGGAATACTTGGGCTCACCGCCCTGCTGGGCGGCCCGGGGGGTGGTCAGGTTGCAGTAGGAGAGGCGCACCTCTCCGGTCAGCACTTTCATGGGGTCATTCTGATACATAGTCCTTGATCTCCTTTTCTTAATTCATTGGGTGTTTCGTATCACGGGCATCTGCCCAGATAGACTGGATTTTCGCCCAGCGGTCATGCCGGGCCTTGGCGGCCCTGACCTTGCGGGTCAGGCGCTTGTTGTTCTTGGTTATCTCCGCCACTTCCTTTTTGGGGAGATAGCTCTTGAGGTATGTGGTGCTGCGGTAGTTATCCACATACTCTTGAGAGGCCAGTTTCCAGGCCTGTTTGCTCTCCTCCACAATGTTCTCCAGATAGGCGGTCAGCCGTTCAACGGCCTCAGCGTTGGCCCAGGTGTCAGAGAGGATGAGCTTGATGAGCTTTCGGATGTTCGTGACAGGCAGGTCCAGCAGTCGGTCCATGTAGATGTCCGCATGGAATGTGTCCGCCTGCATGGAGATGAGTGTGTCTGGGTCCGTAAACATGGGGCAGCTTTCACAGCGGTCCCGGTCAGGGATGGCGGAAATGTAGCTCCTGGGCTCCGCCACCTTGTAGCTCACCGCTTTCTTGCAGCAGGGAGCCACCGGGTAAACCGGGTCATGGTCTTTGAGGTCCGCAGGAGTGAATGGGTGGAGCCTTGGCCGGGCGTGGGCGCAGGTGTTATATTTAAGCATCGGATGCCACCCCAGCAAAATCAGCAGCGGCGAGGGCATAGGCCTCCCGCTTGTCAGAGGCCGGGGCAAGGGTGGGCTTGCCCAGGGGCTTGGTCACAAAGCTACCAATTTTCTCCGCAAATTCTTTTTTGCCCATGAGTTTCTCCAGCTCAGAGAGCGTCTTGGGCTTACGGTCATAGACCAGGGCCTCATCATATCCAGCGGCAATGACGGCCTGGATGGCGGCGTCCTGGTCGGTAAAGGTCCGATTGCTCCGGCCCGCCACCAGTTTCCAGCCAGGGATTTCCTTGCCGTTTTTCAAAGCCTCCGTGGCGTATTCCTCCAGGTCTTTGTACCATTGGACAAGGTGAGCCCCACGCTCCAGCAGATCGCCAATCTCAGCATCCGTGAGGAGCGGGGGCGGCGTGCCGTTTACCACCCCACCGGCAGCAACATGGGCCTCCGCCTTTTCTTCCCATGCTCCGGCAGGCACACAGTCCTTGAAGTCCTCCAGGGCGGTGTTGACATTGGCACGGGCCCGGCATTGGGCCTTGCCACGGCAAAAGCGGCAATGGTCACCGGGAACAAACTCACCCAGACCGGAAAAGGCCCGCTGGGCGATGGGCTTGATGCTCTCGCCCCAGGCCCTCAGCTCCTCCACGGTGATTTCATCCGTGGTGTAGCTGTCCAGCCGGGGTTGGTCAATGGTCATGCGGACCCGCTTGATGGTGTCACCGAAAACGGCGGCATAGCGCCGGAGCGCTCCCAGGGCGTAAAGTTTCATTTGCGGATTGCCCACAGCAGAAACCGGGACGCCCTTGCCGTGCTTGTAGTCGGTGATGCTCAGCAGATCGCCGCCGATGATGCAGCAGTCACAGGTGCCAAAGCCCTCCGGCACATAGTCCGAAAAGTCCACCCGGACCTCCACGGCCACGGTGGGGGCGCTGTCATAGTCCATGACCTGCTCCGTGATGTGCTCCAGGTAGAGGTCCGTGGTCTTGTCCATCTCCGGGTCATAGAGGGGGTTTTTCTTGAGCTTATTGAGCCGGGTGTTGTAGGTCCGGGTGCTCATCGGGGTGCATTTCTTGAGGACCTTGAGCTCACCAATGGCGTGGGCCAGGCGGCCCTCCTCCGCATATTCGCTGGTGTTCTCCGGCAGCCCCTCCTCAAAGCGGGGGGCCGCCGTACACTTGAGCCAGCGGGAGGCGGAGGAGGCCGAAAGCAAAGCGTGTTTCTCAGGAGGCATGGGGCACCTCCTTAAATCTGGGCGCCCAGGCCCCGGAGCTCCGTGGCAAAAGCACCATACTGCTCCGGCTTGAGCTGGGTGACCGCCTGCACGCCATAGCGGCCCAGGAGCTCCAAAAGCTGAGGCATCTTTCCGGCGTCAACCAGGGAGGCACCAGCCCGGGAGATTTGGTCCAGGGTGTAGGTGGGGGCTCCCGCAACAGGCACAACGGGGGCGGGGGTGTTACCAGGGGCGGCAGATGTCGGGCCAGCAGTCGGCGCATTGGTCACAGGCGTGGGAGAGGGGCTGGGGGCCGCCACAGGGGCCGCCATAGTGGGCGCAGGTCCCGGGGTAGGGTTTACCGGCGCAGAGCCCACAGGGGCCGCCACAGGGGCCGCCACAGGGGCCACAGGGGCGGGCGTAGTGGGATAGGCGGAAACCGGCAACGGCTCATCCGGGATGAGCAGCGCCGGGTCCGGGCCGGAGGCGATGGCCTCAGCCAGTTTCAAGATAGAGGCGGCCAGATCGGGAGCCTCAACGGTGATTTTCATTTCCATCATGGATGTCATCCTCCTTTGCGTTTTCTTGGCAGTCACATTTCTCTCCGGGGTCCAGGTTGGCCCCACAATAGGGGCAGGTCCAGTAATACGGCATGGCTCAGTCCTCCAAAATGCTTGTCCAGTAGTCAAAGCGGTCCATGACCTTGATGGAGTGCTCCGTGTGGTATGTACCAGAGGCCCACAGCTTTTGAGCGCCGGAGGGGCCGCAGTTGTAGGCCATGATGGCCATTTCCGGGTCCCCGTAGGCGGTGAGGTAGTCGGAGAGGAACAGGACACCGGCCTCAATGTTTCCGGCTGGTGTCATGGGGTCAATCCCTTGCTCCAGGAGCCACCCATGATTGACCTTGTTGATTTGCATGAGGCCATAGTCATTGGTGCTGCTGGCGGCATCCGGGTCAAAGCGGCTTTCCACATCGGCCACGGCCAGCGCCAGAGCGTATGGGACGCCGTACTCCTCACAACAGGCCTGCATGGTCACCTGGAGGTCATAGTCCAGGAGGTTGCCGTCTGTCACTATGTCATCCCGCCAGAGGACCTCCTCCGTGGAGGGGGTCACGCTTGGCTCATCGGCGGGCTCCGGCGTGCTGGTGCTTTCCAGGACCGGCTCCGGGAGAGTGGGGACCGCTTTGTCAGCGGCCCTCACCCCCACGCAATAACCAGCGGTGAAAATGGCGGCGCACACCAGCGCCAGGATGATGACCGGGCCATAGTTGCGGCGGTGTTTCCGCCTGGCAGCTCCCCGGGTGGTTTCATGGGTGGCCATGGAGCTCACCCCTTAGCTGTTGATGCGGCGGAAAAGCTCCTCCGCCAGCTCACGGATGCTGTACTGTTCCAGGGGGTTGGTGTCCTCAACCTCCACGGTGAGGGAGGAGGGAATGAGGAAAGCGGGGCGGGACCCGTCGGAGTAGTCGCAGCCGTTGCCGCCGATATCGCCATCGGAGTTCAGGCCCATGACCCAGGTTTCATCCTCATTGACCTTGGGGGTGCTCCAGGGGGTGACGGACCACTCAAAGCGCTCCGGCAGGGGCAGGATGTCATGGTACTTGCGGAGCTCATCCAGGGTGAGCGGGGCCACCTTGCACTCACAGGTGCCGTACTCTTTGGAGCCGTTGAGAGCGGTGAGGTCCACGGTGCGGGTGATGATCTCATCGGGGTTGCCGTCCGTGAGGCTCCGCAGGTAGGGACCATTGAGGTGGGCCCGCAGAGAGCTGGCGGCAAAGTTGTTGGTGCTGCCAAAGGCGTGGGTCATCTGGTCCAGGTGCAGCATGAGGGTGCCGTCCTTGCGGTGCTCCAGCACCAGGCAGGGCTCCCCGTGATAGTCCACGGTCTTGCCGGTGGCGATGTTCAAAACAGGGGTTTTCATTGGTATGTCCTCCTTATTGTTCGGTTTCGTCCTCGTCATCGTCCCCGGAAATGTCAATGAGGCTTTCCGCCTGGACGATGATTTCAGAAACAATCTGGCGGATGGGCAATCCGGTCTTAAAGCGGAGCCGCCTGACAACTTTCTCCGCCTCCGGGGTGAGCCGGACGGTGCCGATGCACTCATCGGTGCTGGCCCGTGTCCTCAAAATAATGGGTTTCATGGTGTGCCTCCTTTGATTTTGTGAAAAGCGGGTGCATCTCTTAGCGGCTCTGCTTTCCCCGCCGCTCAAGTTCCTGCTGCATCCTGAGCTGGGCAAGGGAGGCGTCATATTGCAATCGTTGGTCAGGGAGGCGGTCCCCGGAGCGGCCCCGGCGCAGTTCCGTGTAGAGAGTGGACAGGGGGACCTCCAGGGCGGTGGACATGTCCTTGACCGCCATGCCTTGCTCCCAGAGCTCCTGGAGCTTTTGCCGGGCCTGGAGAGTGGCGAAAGCGTAGCTTGCCATGATTTCACCTCTTTTCTGGCATAAAAAAATTAGCTTGCGGGGTGCCATGTATTTCTACATGGTCCCTGCAAACTAATCTTAGTGGTTGCCGGTGCAGTTATGTACACCCTGCTTGATTGACAACTTTTGTGTCGTGTGGTATATTTATAACATGAAGAGCGAAAAATACCACATTGAGGAGGTTTTGTCATGAAATCGAGATGTTATACCGAAGGGCTGCTGGGGTTTTTGTCCCTGTTGGGCTTTGTTGGGATTTTTACAGAACACCGCGCCTTTCTGGCGTTCTTTGCCTTCGCGGTGGATTTTCGGTATTTTTTCCTCGCTTCGGATGAAATGCTGAAGGAATACATGAACAAATCGGCGGCCCGGGCGTTCTACTGGGATATGCTGGTGACAGGCTGCGTGGCGGCGGTGTGTATGCTGCGGGGACTGCCGGCAGGGGAGGCGCTGCTGTATGGCATCCTGTCCGGCTGGGCGGCCGCGGTGGCGGTGCAGGCGCTGTCGGTTGCCTACTATCAGATGAAAGAAAGCTGGGGGCTGGGGCATGATCCGGAATAA